TGAATCATTTAATCGTAGAAGACGAGAGTCTGCTAGAACACCGCGCTGGGAATCTATCTCTGGCGCTAAAGTTAACAAGGATATGCAGGGCGTTGGTAAATGGGGGACAACTAAAGGTGGCTTTGTACAGGCTGTTGGCGTTGGATCAGGCATTGTTGGCGTAAGATCAAACTTAAATGTACTGGATGACCCCGTTTTAAACTTTGAGCAGGCTAATTCTGAGACACAGATGAATAAGCAGTGGGAGTGGTATCAAGCTGATTACCGTTCTCGCCTTATTCCGACCGGCAAAGAAGTTATCGTTACTACCAGGTGGAGCAGAAGAGACATTCCTGGACGAATATTAGAGATGATTAAGTCTGGAGAAGAGACAGGATGGCATGTTATCCGCATACCGATGGAAGCAGACTCTCCTGATGACCCTTTAGGCCGTAATATTGGTGATCGACTGTGGCCTGAGTGGTTTACCCAGCGTCAGGTTGATGAAAACAAGCGAGATACCCAGCGTTGGCTTGGCATGTACCAACAAATCCCTATGGATGAGACAGGCGTTTGGGTTGGTGCTGAAAACATCGACATTGTTGACTCATTACCGGCAAAACTGACATTAGTGTGTGGCGTAGACATTGCAATGACTGTCGGAGGAGGTGATTACACCGTTTTCGCAATATGCGGCATTGATGATGACCGAAATCTCTTTATTGTGGACATTATCCGCCAACAAACCGATGTTGATGTCACTTGTGAGACATTCTTTAAGGTAATGGACACTTATGACATTACTTATTTCTATATTGATGACGATAATACGTCGAAAATGCTTGATCGGCTCTTGGTCGAGAAATGCCGTCAAAGAGGCTATGTTGTGCCGATGATTAAGATGCCAACACGCGGAAAAGGCGTTTCAGGCGGTAAAGGTGAGGGTAAAGAGATCAGAGCAGCGCCATTACGGGGTCTTTTTATGCAAAAACGAGTTAAGATTCTCAAAAGGCCAGAATGGAACTCTACTTTAATTGCCGAAGCGATGGATTTCCCTGCTGTTGATCATGATGACCAGATTGATGCTTTATCTCTTATTGGCAGGCAATTTACTAATATACCAACACCGACCAAAGACCGTGAGAAAAACGCAAACATAGATTTCTTTTTAAAAGAGCAAGGCGGAGTTGTAAAAACGACTATCGGACTTGATACGATGTTTAACGACCAGGGCAGCAGTGATGTGCTGAACATGGCTAGGAGAAGATACTAATGGCGCATAGTGCCGAAATTACCGATATTGAGCAATTTGGAGAAAGCCCCCAAGGATTAAAGGATTATTGGGCCTCAGAACTAAAAGCTGGCAACGAAGCGCAACAAAAATGGCACAAAAGAGCCGTTAAAGTTGTTGATCGGTATCGAGATCATCGTAATGCCGGTGATGAAGAGTGGTTTCGGCTAAATCTATTCTATTCCAATGTCCAAACAACTTCTTCAATGCTATTTGGCAAACTGCCTGAAGTTACGATTGACCGGCGAAACAACGACTTTGATGACGATGTAGGTCGAGTTGCGGCAATGATCCTGCAAAGAGCCTTACAAAACGATATTGGTACTCCTAACGACCAGTATTCCGACACATTACGCATGAATCTACAGGATCGACTGATTTCGGGTATGGGTGTTGCCCGAGTGCGTTATGAAATGGACAAAGAAGCTAAAGAAACGGCTGCTCAGATCGACATGAACGGCAAAATACTTGCTGAAGGCTTCTCCGAAGAGATTATTACTGCCGAGAGAGCACCTATTGAGTACGTTTACTGGAAAGACTTCCTTTGGTCACCTTGTAGAATTTGGCGGGAAGTAAGATGGGTCGGATTTAAAACCAGAATGACCAGGGAGCAGTGCATTAAGCGGTTTGGAGAGAAGATCGGGAAAAAAATCCCACTAACTGAAGCTCAAAAGACCGATGAAGCACCTGATTCACCCCAGCAGGATGCTTGGAAACGAGCAGAAATCATTGAAATCTGGGATAAGGACAATAAAAAGGTCTATTGGTATAACAAAGACATGCCAATGATCCTCGATGAGAAAGACGATCCTCTTAAGTTAACCGGCTTCTTTCCTTGCGTTGAGCCTATGACGGCTAATCTGACCACAACGGCGTTTATGCCTATTCCTGACTTTATTATGGCCCAGGATCTGTATAACGAGATTGATAAACTTGAAACACGCATAGCCACGATTACTCAGGCTATTAAAGTTGTTGGCGTTTATGACAAGTCAGCAGATGGTATTAAGAGAATGTTGTCTGAAGGGGTCGAAAATGACCTTATTCCTGTGGATAACTGGGCTATGTTTGCTGAAAAAGGCGGTTTAAAAGGCATGATTGATTGGTTGCCTATTGAATCTATTGCCAGCGTCTTGCAGCAATTAACTGGTCGACGTAATGATGCTAAAGCACAACTTTTTGAAGTGGTTGGCATGAGCGACATTATGCGAGGAGCACAGTCAGCAGGCGCTTCTAACACTGCAACACAGACATCATTAGAGGCTAGATTTGCTTCTGTCAGGATTCAGGCATTACAAGATGCCTTTGCTGCCTACGCTACCGACCTTATTAGGCTTCGCGCAGAGATAATGACTAAACATTTCTCTCCTGAAAGCATTTATAAGCAAAGTAACATTCAATATACCCCTGATGCACAAAACCCTGAACTGCTACAAGCGGCTATGCAATTAATAGAAAACAGAGAAGACCTTATCTGGCGTATCCAGGTTAAGCCTGAGTCTGTCAGCATGGTCGATTACGCTCAGTTAAAGCAAGAACGAACAGATTACCTCACGGCTGTAGCAACCTTCCTTCAATCATCTGCACCAATTATGGAAGCAGAACCTGGATCAGCCCCAATGTTAATGCAATTGCTTAAATGGGCATTGGCTGGATTTAAAGGTTCTCAGGAAATAGAAGGTGTTATCGATAAAGCCCTAGAGTCGATGGGCCAGAAAGAAGAAGCACCTGAAGAACAGCAACCAGATCCTGAAATGATGAAGCTACAAGCTGAACAACAGTTTGAGCAACAAAAGTTTGAGGCTGAAGCTCAGTTTGAGATGCAAAAAATGCAAACTCAGGCGCAGATTGACCAGCAATCCGTTCAAGGTCAGTTACAAGTCCTTCAAACCAAGGTTCAAGGTGATCAGCAGATAGAAGCGCAGAAACATCAAAACAACCTCCAGCGTATTCAGGCGGAACTTCAGTCTAAGCAACAAGAAAAACAAGGCGACATCCAGCAGGACATTATTAAAGAGAATGCTCAGATGGAAGCTAATGTTAAGGAAGATGCCTTTGAAACAGAGCAATACGCTATTAGAGAGACTCACAAGGCTAATGAAACTATTAGGGTTGAGACTGCTAAAACTGTTCTAAGCGATAATAAGGATATCGACTAATGGAAGAAGATGAATTAATGGCTAAAGCGTTAATTACTAAGATGCAAAATAGTGATAGTCCATTGCTTGAAAAACTTAGAAGCGGTGCAGTTATTAGTTCTCCAGAAGCATCAGCTATTTTTTTTGGCGACAAACCTTTAGAAGACAAAAGATGGGCTGAAACAGCAATAGGAGAAGATTCCCCTACTGGGGAAACTACAATATTTATTAATGATGCAAAATTTAAAGATGCCGGAGCAGGAGAAAACTACAGACCTAAAATTGTATTAGGAGAACAACTGCATATTTTAAAAAATGTTGCTCCAGAGCGGTATCAAAAACTATTAAAAGCAGCAAATAATCAAAAAATGAATGAATGGGCGGCAGAATCTTTTCAACATGTAACATCTCCAATAAATGAAGAAGGAAAACCAAAAAGAATTGAAGATATTGAGCAAAGACCTTTTGAAGAATGGTATCCAAAAAGCCGATTTGATCAAGTTATGGGAGGATATCTCTTTGGAGGAGATCCTGATATTCCATCAATGAAAACGTGGAATAGGGATCTTCCTTATGGCGACGAGTTTATTACTGAACTAGAAATTTTACGAAAAGATTTGGGGCTAGATTAATGGCATCGTATATATGGAGATTTGTAGAGTTTGATGAAAATGGTGAGGGCATTAAAAAAGGGTGGATTCCTAAACCTAAAGGAAGATCGGCTCAATCGGCTAGTGTGCATATGGATTTGGATAGTTTCGTCAGTCCTATCGATGGAACTGTTATATCTAGCCGTCCTCTACTGGAAGAGCATAACCGCAGGCATGGGGTAACTAACGACCTGGACTCACTCAGAGAAAAAACAGCCAATGAAATGGCAAGAGCCAGGAATATCAGCCCATACGGTACTAAAAAACAACGAATAGAGGCAATCCGCGACTCTATTGAACGAGTATCATCCAGCGGTTACAGAAGGGAACAAAATTATGAGTGATTTCGATAATATGGAGTTAAGTGAAGACACTGAAATGGGAGATGCGCTTACGAGTGCATTTGATCAACACGATGAAAATATTGCAGAAGAAGTGGTTGCTGCTCCAGCCGAAGCTATTGCTCCTGTGCAAACAGGGTTGGCTGGCATGTCGGATGAAGTTCCTGCCCCTGCACCGGAAACTCAAGAGACACCAGCAAAAAGTAATGCTCCTCAAAGTTGGGGCGTTGCTGAAAGAGAAGCTTGGGGAGGTATTCCTGAGAACGTCCAAGCCCAAATTCAAAAAAGAGAGTCAGAAATACAACAAGCACTAACCAACTCTGGTGAAGCAAGAAATCTCGCTAACGATTTCCAAAAAACAATAGCACCATACCAGGGGCTAATGACTTCAAATAACGCACATCCGATGGAAACTGTAAATCAAGCACTGCAAAGTTATGCAAGTCTGGTTTCTGGAACTCCGCAAGTAAAAGCTCAGGTCGTTGTTGAGGCAATTAAGAATTTTGGCATTGATATCCATATGCTTGATTCTATGCTTTCAGGTGAAGAAATTGCAGAACCAGTTAATCCTACGCTGCAAGCAGTTCAGCAAGAAATGGCTCCTTTTAATCAATTTATGCAGCAACAGCAGCAACAACAAGAATATCAAAAACAGCAGCAGTACCAATCTAACGAAGCAGAACTCAATGCGTTTTTTCAGAATAATGAGTTTGCCGGTGATGTAAGCGGAGACATGTCTAAGATTATGGAAGTCTATGGCAATATGCCTCTAAGTGAAGCTTATGATCGAGCTATTCAGGGCCGTCCTGACATTGTGCAAGTTCTTGAGCAAAGAAAAGCCGCTCAAGCCGCTCAAAACAATAACCAAAAAGTTCAATGGAAGCAAAATGCAGCATCTTCTATTCCTCAAGGTCAGGCTATGCAAAGCGGTGCTCCCGTAGCTAATACAATGAGGGAAGCTTTAGAAAACGCCATGACAGGCAACTAAAGTATGAGTGAAGAGACATTGAAGTGGGATAAAATACACGAGAGATGGTTAGAATATAAACGATCATTAGACTGTATTTATAAATTAGCTGACTTTGCTGGTCTTACCCCAGACGAGTTAATGACCAAGATCGAAGCTGATCAAACTTGATTTGCATGATTATGTAGAATAAGCTTAATTATCGATTGCTTTATAGATCCCCACGATACATCTGGAACCGAAAGGTCATCCACTGTAGGCGAGGCTCCTGGTAGCAATTAGAGCGAAGACACCCCACGCATAATGGCGAGGTGAAAACAGAACTCAAACTTTTGTTAACTCTAATTGATGGAGGCTTGCCCAATGGCATTCCCAAATATAAGCGATATTATCGCTACAACGATTATGTCTCGTACTCGAAAGATTGCGGATAACGTAACAGACAACAACGTCCTGCTCAAAAAGCTTTCAATGAAAGGCAAAATCAAGCCTTTTTCTGGCGGTAATAAGATCTTGCAGGAACTCTCCTTTGCGGAAAACAGCAACGCTGGCTGGTACTCAGGTTATGACCTGTTGCCCGTAGGTGTATCTGACGTACTTAGTGCAGCAGAGTTTGACATCAAACAGGCGGCAGTCCCTGTCGTTATCTCTGGTCTGGAAATGCTTCAGAACAGTGGTCGTGAAAAGATGATCGACTTGCTTGAAGCGCGTATGTCAGTCGCTGAGTCAACACTGTCGAACTTAATCTGTGAAGGTC